CGCTTACGCACACCGACGCCACCGGCGCCGCTATGCGCCCGCGGAGCGTCATCACGCGCACGTGCCATGCGGTCGGCCAGTGCCGTCTGCGGGTCGTCACGCAGCTCCTCCCGCCGTTCTACGAGGGAGGGTACGTCGCGGCGAACACCATCGGGAACATGGAAGCCGCGCTGCGGCTGCGTGCCGCGATGCCGCTCGCGAACATTCGCGTCGATACGATGCAGGCAGCATTCGCCGCTGTGCTCGAGCGCTCTCGGCGGAGCTACGGCGAAGAGATCCCGCCGGCGCCGGTGTACAACCTCGGCCAGATCCTCGTCGGCTACCCCGCCGCGCGGCAGCGCGCGCTCCTCCGTGCCGTCGAGCCGATGATGGATCGGCTCGGCGTCACGCTCCCGCAGATGCTGGGCTTGGCCCTGCCGCGGAGCGTGATCTAGGCGGTGATGGCGATCGTGAAGAACGAGGTGACGGTCGGCGCGAAGGACAGCCGCCCGATCAGCGCGAAAAACGAGAGCGTCCTCATCGCGATGGCCGCGGTAGTGCGCCCAATCGAGGCTGGGTTCGTCGACGCGCGCGACCGCTACGCGCGCGGGCTACTAAACCCCGACGCCCCCAAGGTCGCCAGGCACCTCTTCAACTTCCCGCAGGCCCTCGTGAAGGGCCTGGCGCCTTCTGGCGTCACCACGTACGTGAGCGCTTGCCTCATGCACTCCTTCGGCGACGCCTCCATCACCGTGATGGCCCTGCGAGACTTCAAGCGGTTCGACGGCAGCCAGAGTGCGGCGCTGTGCCGTTGCGCGTACGAGAACCTCATCTCGTTCATGGACCCGGAGTGGCGCCCCAGCTTCCGCGCCATCGTGGACTGTCTGACCACGGCGCGCGGCTTCTCGCTGCTGGGGTTGCGCTACGTGCTGGAGGAGGGCCTGCAGTCAGGCCTCGTGGACACCGGCATCGGGAATTGCTGGAAGAACTTCGTCGCGCTGATCTACGTGCTCCTCGAAGCGGAGCGCGACCTGTGCACTCTCGACCCGAGTCGCACCTACGACGCCGACGCGTTCGCCCAGGAGGGCGTCGTGGTGGTCTTCGTGGAGGGCGACGACAGCCTCGTGTGCTACCGCCCGGACTACGCGGCGCTGCTCAGCGAGTGCACGCCGGACTGGGTTGCCACGGCGAACCAGCGCCTCCTCGACGTCTTCGGGTTCACGGCCACGTGCAGCGTCACGCGTTTCGACGCGGACTCGCCCCCACCGGACTTCCTTGGGCGCCGGTTGTACATGGAGCGCTTCGAAGATGCGCGCATGGAGCGCCCCGCCGCAGAGCGGTGCAAGGAGTACGCCATCGAGGCGCTG